ATGAAAAACTTTAATCAAATTACACCAGTCGACACATCAGAAAACGTTATCGTTCATTTAAACCAATTCGCAAAAATCGAACAAGCCGAAACAATCGCTCGCGCTTGTATAAACACACATTCAACCCCCTCCGATTTTATGGTTATGGTTTGCTGTATTGCGGATTTGCTGCATTCTGTGATTGAAAAATCTGAATAAAATTAGGTGGGCTAAGTGAGGGAGCCGAAAGGCTCGCCGTGTTCCTTGTAGAGCGGTCTGCTAACCTTGCTTAGTTCACCTCCAAATTTTAGCGGGTTTGGACGTGATTAATTATAATTAATCAACAAGGAAATAAGCATGAAAAAGAATGTTCCCCAACAAAAGTTTAACTCTATTGAAACATCAGAAATAAGTATTGATGGTTATTGCAAATTAGAGCAAGCCGAATTAATTACCCGCCTAACTCTTGATTCAAATTTAAATAAAAATGACACGCTATGCGCTATAACTTGTGTTCATGATTTATTGCGTGAAACAATTAATCACGTTCAATAAAAGATATTTATGACTGAGCAATTTATAATTGTTCAGTCAATTGGCATTATCAATGATGATATAAAATTCTTTACTTCGTGAATTGTTTCAAATACACCGATTAGATCAAGAGAATCTTTTTTTAAAAAGACCCACCACTCATTTACCATAAGTGCCACGATATAACCCGATTCACAATTTTCTATATCAAACGATTCATCTATTAATATTGATATTTTCATATTATCCATTGTAATAAAATTTCAGTTGTAATAATTTATAACAAATTGATATTAAATGAATATTATATTTTATTAATTTTGGGATCTGGATTCCAAATAAATGGCGGTGGATATTTATTTTCAAATATAAAATCTAGCTAGCCATTTCCTTATGTTAACGTTTTTATTTGTTTCTAATCTTTATATAGTTCTACATAAAACATTCAAAGAATCAGGATGTTGATTAATTGATTATAAAATTTTTGCTTGATAATAATTCCTGCAATAAATATACTGTATGTAATTACAGTATAAAAAGGGAGCAGGCGATGGATGAAATAACAAAAAATGATATTAAACTGGAACAAGCTGAATTTGTTAATCGATTAATGATTGATGCTGAGCTGTCAGAATATGATATAAAAATTGGTTTGTGTTTATTGCATGAATTATTATTGAAGGTTAAGAATAGAAATGATTCGGAAATTAAAGAAAACTAATAAAAGCGGGCGCCCCCGCTTTTATTTATGCTGCTTGATGATTTTTGGTTGTAAGCGGTATTTTTACATTGGGATCAGGCATTGCACTTGGGACTATTGTTGCCGATATAGACTGCAAAACAACAAATGAATGACAACAATAAATATTTGTGCATTGTCTGTATTGTTTGCGAGTTATAGGGCTTATTTCTTCGCTAGTGCGGATTATTGTTTTTGAACGGCAATGGGGACACTTCATTACTTTCACCTCTTTAGCTATTGACTAAATTATAATTAATTTTATCATAATTCTATTTTAATTCAAAATGTTATAGTTATTTTTCTTGTTCTTCTTTAGGTTTTTCGTCATCTTCTAATTTAATTTCGAGTTCAACATATGTGGTATAACCGCTGTTTGTGTCTAAGCTGTGCGTGCAACGGGTTATTGTCCATAGTGTTGAGTCAATTTCCTTTTTAAATCCTTCGACTGAGGCGGGCATTTCGGGGTAAATGTCAGGGCGTCCTTCGGCAAGGGTGATGCTAAATTGTGATGCACCACGTTGTAATTTGTACCATTCATTACGAGCCGCTCGGTAAGCATTTTGTTTTGATGCGTATGTGTGCCGTAATATTTTTACATTTCCATCGGCGCCGACTAGCACGCCATTTTCATCTTTGTTTGTTTGGTTGTTTTTGTTTTTTGTTTTTCGAGTCGCTTTGGTTTGCTGTTTTTTCTGTTGGCGGTAGTCAATCCAATAAGCTTTTACACCCGTGTAAGCATTTCTATCGGCAATAGCAAAGCGGTGCTGGTCGCCAAGTTTGCGGGTGATTGTTGTTGTCGGGATGTCTTGACCATTTACCGTTTTTGCCAATCCTTTTTTGAAAATAATCAGCATGCCATTTTTTAATGTTACAGCGGCATTAAAATCGTTGTATAGGCGTGTTAAAAATGAAGCATCAGATTCGTTGGTTTGGTCTATATGGGCAATGTGTTCATGCTCTATACTTTTATCTATCCTGTATAGCAGATTGTGCCGTTTTGCAATTTCTTCGGTTATTGCCCCAAGCGTTGTATCGGAGTAGCTTTTTTCGCGTTTTTCGTTTAGTGAGTCACGCAAATTGGCGCTTTTGCCACGAATTGATAGTACATCTGGCGTTCCAGAGTGCTCACATTCGTCAATAGTGAAGATGTTTTGTAAAATGACGTTATCATTAACCCAGCCTAGTGATACGCTAATTTGAACTCCTCGCTTTGGTAGTTCAAGTTTGCCGTCGCTATCGTCTAATTCAATAGATATGGTGTCAGCATCTAACCCTCGATTATCAGTAATCTGCATCGAGATAAGACGTTTATCAAAGTTAGATGTAATATCTTTATCATCAATTGTAATTGTGTAGGTTGGTTGTTTCATATCATTCCTATAATATCCGCGAAAGGTAACCAGTCTGGCGGATCAACTTTTGTTAGTGATATAGTGAATTCAATCTTGCGTGGCGCACCATCTTTAAAAAATTCCGTTTTGGTTTTTTTTAAGTTGGTCATAACGAAGAAGCCAAGTGGTATGCCGGTACCTTCGATTAATGGCCATGAGTAACCAAGGTCGGCCATTCTTTCTAAAACTACTAAACTTAATCTACCCCCTGTTAATTCTGGATACAATACGCCAGATAAGGTTATCGTTTCGTTATCACGACCAATAAATTGTAATGCTGAGCGCTGATTTACACGAGAATTTGCTGGAAAACGCCAATCTTTGTTTTCTTCGGCTGTTTGGTAGGGTATTGTTTTTAAGCTGAAAACAAATAAGCCATAACACATCATCATATTAATCGATATCCCTTAAACTTGATCGGTAGCGAGCTGATTGATTGCGTTCACGTCGTTCTATCTCTTTAGCCACACAACGTGCCAATTGTTGTTCATTCATGCCAGGTGCGGCATTTATTGTTATGTAATATTGCGATATACCTGAGGTACCACTAATAGGGCGGCGATTATCTATGGCAACACCACTTGAAAGTTGTGATCCTGTGGTTATTATGTTGTTTGCAAGTTGGCCAACGCTTCGTATTGCGTCATTTTGATTTCTTTCAATACCGTTAACATACCCATCAACCGTGTGTCCGCCAAATTTTGCAAACAAACGAGAAGGGGAGTGAATGTCTAATGTATTTTTAAATCGGTTGCTGATACTTTTTCCAAGTTGGCTCATTGAGCGGAATGCATCGCTTTGGTTATGTTCGATACCGTGTATATAGCCGTCGATAGTATAACCGCCAAACTTAGCAAAAACTCTGGATGGTGAGTGAATATCTAAAGTGCTTTTAAACCAGTTGCCAATATTATTACCGAGATTGGACACTGTTTTTTTTGTTTCATCCCATTTGTTGTTTATTCCTTGAATTAGTCCGTTAGAAATATCAGATCCAATTCTTGAAAATTTATTAAATAGGCCATTTTCGCCTGTGAATATTTCTTCAACTTTTTTTGCTAAATCCCGAATTTTTTTCGGCATTGACAGTAATTCTCTAATTGTATTTACAATTATTTCATGTAGCTTTTTAAACGGCCAAATTAATAATTTAATTGCAGTTCCTATGGTGTTGCCAAAAGATTTACCCGCTTCTTTTGTTTTTTGAAACTCTTCTTTTGTTAATTCTACGGGTTTAAATAGATCACAAAACCAATTTATTAAGCCGCTTATTTTTTCTCCAAGCCATTTAAATCCATCTCCGATTGTTGTAACAAACGGTTCAAGATATGAAAATTCTTCAACTACGGGTGATAATGATTCTTTCAATCCCTCCCAAAATCCAATAAAGAAAGCTTTAATTGGTTCCCAGTACTTACGAATCACTAAGGCCGCAATAACAATAACAGCAATTATTGCCGTAATTGCTAATCCGATTGGGGTTAATAAAAAAGCGCGACCAACAGAAGTGAATATGAATCCTAAACCCTTAAAAGCGGCTCCCAAGGTTTTTATCGGTGAGCCAGCAATTGCAAGTAAAGTACGTCCAAAGGCTTTAAACCCACCACCGGCTATATTTGTTTTAGTTAATAAACCACCCAGAGACAATCCCAATCGTGATAATATAAATCGGGTCATCAACATTGGACCAAATACACTCATTAGCATTATTGCAAATGCGCCAAATGCAGTAGTAATTGTTGCTAGCCCCGCACCAATAACAACCAATGCTTTACTTACCGCTGGATGTTTTTTGAGAAACTCACCAAATCCATGTAATAAATTAGTTAGGCCTTGAACAGCTTTACGTAGCCAGTCATTATTTTTTTCGAATAGTTCAACGCTGATGTTTTCAAATGCAGCATGTAGCATTGTCATATCACCGGCTAAATTGTCGAGTTTGGTTTTTGCAACTCTGGCGGCCTCTCCATCATATTCCCCTTGCTCACCACGCATTTTTTTCAAAAAGCCTGTTGATGCTTGGGTTAGCAAAACTTCAAATCCAGTTAAACCAATTTGCCCTGCAATTTGTTTATTTATTTGGGCTCGTTGTACATTGCCCATATGTTTGGTTGCTTCAGATATTTCTGACATGATATCAATAACATCACGCATATTGCCGTTTTTATCTGCAACTTTAACGCCCAGTTTTGCTACTGCATTTGATGTACCAAGCCGTACTAAAATTTGACGTAATGTTGTACCTGCTTGACTTCCTTGAATACCTGCATTACCCATTACAGCTGTTAGTGTTGAAATAGTTTCTAAGCTTTGGCCAAAGCTAGCGCCAACACCCGCACTATATTTTAGAGATTCACCTAGCATAGGGATATCAACATTATTGCGAGTAAACATGGCTGTTAGAACATCAGCAACGTGATCCATTTTTTCTGCAGGTAATCCCATAGCCATTTGAATGTTTGATGCAATATCAGCTGTAGTGCCGAGATCAACATCACCAGCGGCGGATAGATTCAGCATGCCAGGCATTGCTTTTAATATTTGATCTGGGTTATATCCCGTTCTTCCTAAGAAATATTGTCCTTGAGCAACTTCGCTATCGGTAAATTTAGAGACTAATGGCAATTCTCGTGCTTGTTTTCGTAGTGCTATCATACGAGGATCGTTTTTGTCATCAATTCTTGTTACTGCTTGGGTTGCACTCATGCTAGCATCAAATTCGTAGCCAACATGTAGCAGGTTTTTCATGCCTCTTGCTACTGTTCTCCCAGTTGATAGGGCACCATAGCCAACACCGCCGAGTACAGCAACTCTTTGCATGCCGGTGTCGTATTTTGATCGAACTTGGTTTATTTTTTGTTGATGTTGGTTTAGTTGTTTTAGTCGTTCGGACTGCTGGCTAATGCTTTGATTGGCGCTAGTTATTTGGTTTTTTAATGTAACTTGATGTTGTGCTAAATTTTTAGTATTAATACCTGATTGTTGTAATTCTGCACGTAATGGCGTTAATTTATCTTTTAATTTTTTGGTTTCTGCTGTTGCTTTATTAAATTCGCGTTGCAGTTCCTTTGTTGGTGTAGATGTGTTTTTTAGTTCGAATGCCAATGACTTAGCTTTATTTTTTGCATCTTCAAACTGTTTTTTTAACTGAATAAAACCATCAACATTTTTTTGAATGTTGCTAAGTTGGTTTAATTGATTTCGTGTGTCTTTTAATTGCTGAGCTAATCCTTTAGCACCACTTATAACGTTGCGAAGCGGTCGGCTTATGTTGTCGACACCTTTCAAATTAACGTTTAATTGTAAATTATTCATCAGTTGAACCGCTTCTTAGGCGGGCTTGTTCCCGCCATTCCATTAGTTCGGATAATGTAAACTCATACATAGCTGATGGTTGCCAATGAAATATTGAAGCAATATCCGCTATAGCATCTTCTACTCGGTTTGGGATCCCGTTGTTGCATTGTTCGATTTCTCTGACAAAAAACCAGCAATTACTTTTGTTATTTCGGAAAGGTCAATTAAATCTAAATTGAAAACTTCATGTTCAGCAATTGCTGGAGTTGCAATGCGTGGTAGTACCTTTGCTAGTGAATCAATATCTAGCTCGATAAAATCGACCAATTTTACTCCACGAAGATCACCCGTTAACGGTTTGCGTATTGTTAATTCAGTAATAGTTGTTTTACCTGATTGTAAGCCTGATTTTAATTTAACTTGTTGTGTGTTTTGCATAACTTTTACCCTCATAATAATTTTATTGATAATTGTGATAGCCCTTGCGGGCTATGTTTGTTGATTTATTAAATTCCGATGGCGTGGCGTGCTTGTTTTAAACGATCTTTTCCGCCAATTTTATCTATCATATTGATATAATCGATTTCTGCGGTTTCTTCGTTGTCAATAACTTCCTTATAGTAGGTGCAGTGTGTTGTAATCTTAGTCGAGTTACTTTCGCCTTGTTTGAGTTCGCCGCGATCTTGTTCTTTGTGCCGCCCAGTCATAATAATTTCGACTTTAGTGAAATCCTCACTATCATCTTTTTGGTAAGCACCCGCAAAGCGTAATTTAACACCATTTAATAACCCTCCATGTTGTTTTAGGACTTCGTATGCTAAGCCGCCGATTGACCACTCCACAACTAAGGCGTCATCGTCATAACCAAGATCGATAGGAGCAGAACCTGGCATACCACCGCCGCGGAAATTTTCAAGCTTGCGAGTTAATTTCGGTGGCGTAAATGATTCGACCTGACCGATATAAGATGTACCGTTAACATAAACGTTAAAGTATTTGAGTTTTTTAGGTAAAGCCATTTAGTTGATCTCCGCTTAATTAGATGCTACCGAATCAGCCAGATCGACCAAATACTTGTCAGTAATGCGCTGGCGTAACATAAGGTTTTCTAATGGTGGTACTGGGGTGTAGTCGTAATCAATATAGAGTTTACCCACTTTTAGAATGTCTGGTGTGTTCGCTTCTGGATCAAACCATGCTTTGCCATCAACAATGTAACCGTTCGATTTTAATTCACGGAATTTATTGTTGATGGATTCGACTAAGTCTTTAATTAATGATGCATGCATTGGCGCATCGACTAAGGCAAATTGTGCTTCGGCGATTGTGTCGGCCAATACTTGTGCTGTTCGTGTATAGTTTTCAAATGCAAATAGGTTATCAGCGGAACATGTGCGAGATCCCCAAAAGCGGTAACCTTGGTTACAAATTAATGTGGTTACTTCATGTTCGTTTAGGTAATTTGAATCAGAGCTTTCTTCTTGTAAATCCCAAAAGACATCATGAGAAATACCCGTTACACCATTAACGGTGACATTTGATAATGTTTTATGCCAGCCGACCTGTTGGTCGATTTTGGCACGCAAACCAATGGCCCTAGCAGTTGCGGCCAATGTGACATTTTGTTTTTGTGTTGTATCAAAACCAACAAAATCAGGCCAAATCACCATGGCTTCACGGGCGCCAAGTTGATCACGATAAAGTACTGCATCTTCTTTGGTTTTTGCTCCGTAAGCTGATAAATAACAAAATGCACGTAATTTTTGTGCTAGCGATATTAGTGCGGTTGCAACTGGTAATGAGTCGTAACCCGGTACAGCCAAAATACGTGGCTTAACTTTAAGTTGGGTTTGTGCTGAAAGCAGGGCTTTCATGCCAGTATATTTGCCGTCGTTTGTTGTTGTACCAATGATATTTGCTGTTGTGTCGGCATCTGTTGCACCTGTTTCAACACGCACAGCAACCATAACGGGGGAACACTGATCCGCAATGGCTTCAAGCGTTGGTTTTAGTGTGCCTTGTGAACCCGCTTTGCCAATTACAGAATTAACGTTGGTAATTAAAATCGGTGTATTAAGTGGAAAGTGGTTAGCGTCCGCATCATCGCTGGTACACACAATGCCAATGACAGCCGTTGATACTGTTCTGATTGCTCGTGCACCTTCATTAATTTCGATAACTCGGACGCCGTGATGGTAATCGTTGGCCATAAGATCTCCGTAGCAGTTTACATATGTAAGGTTATAAAATAAATGTACGGAGATAGTTGCACATTAAAAAAAATGATGTTAGTTGTTCAGGTTGTAGATTTTGTTTTTACAAGTTGAACAACTAACATCGATATTTTAAGTAACGTTTGGTTTTTCAGGCCAATTTATATCAGACTGGTTAATATCAACACGCATTAACAAGATCCGGTATTTTTTCCATTGCTTAAGTTGTTCTTCTTCGTTTGCTTCTTGCATATCAAGATCAATGGTATCTTGAAGCACTGCTATTTTTCCGTTTGCTTCATTGATTAATTTTTGTTTTTTTGATTCATTTATTGCAATTACTTCTTTTGTTGTTAATACTCGTTTGACCGCAATTGGATAACCAGACTCATCGGGTTGTATAACTAAACCAGCATATTGTTTTTGTAGTAATTCAGAATGATATTTATCATCAATTATTATAGAATTTTTTAGGGGTTCACTAATATTAGAATCATAAAAACCGTTTGTTTTTGCATTATAAAATATCATTGTTTTATCTCCCGACTGCTATTATTTGTAATAAAGAATCAACATAAATATCCCCAACCTTACCAAATAATCTAACTGATTCTTGTGTATTGGGTGATGCACTAACGGTATGACATCCATCGGCTCCGTCACTAGCTATTGCAAAATAAAAGTTGTTTGGGAATGCAATTGGCAAAGATGCAATTGTACCGTTAATACCGTCCACACCCAAGAACATGGCTTTAAAACATTGAATAATAAGTCCGTCTGCACGCCGTAGAACAATTACAGAATCATTAATCTCATATTTGTAATCTGCTAAGCAGATCAATTCCGAACCTTTTAAAAGAGGACGTTGTTCGAATTCAGTTTGTTTACTCACACCAAAAATATATTCATGCCCATTCATCTTTTTTAAAGCTGGTAATGCATTAATATCGACAGCATTTAAAACGATGTCTTGCTTTAATTCCTTGTTATTAATTTTGCGTGTGATTGGTACTCGCTTTTTTATACCTTTGTCAACATATTCACGGGTTGCCAACACAACAGATGGATCGATTTTTATTGCCACAGAATCAACATTATCAACAACAATAATCATTCTGATAATTTGTGTTCTGCCACTACCTTCGGCAAGTTTTGGCTTATAGGTTGAAGGACAATTACCCACAGCTATTAAATTGCCTTTATCATCATAGAGCCCCACTTCGTGAATAAACCAACCTCCCTCTGTTTCGGGTATAACTTGTTCAGCAATGATTTGATTGGGATTATTTTTATCAACAGAAAGTACATTAATTGCCGCACGACGTACTTCGTTAACAAGTGCGGTTTGAGTGGCGGTGGGTTTAGGTATTGAACCATTACCATCACCAACTGCAATACTGGTTAATTTTAGTGGGACTCCTAAAGCGGTTGCATTGGCTAAAAGTTCCGCCCCTAGTTTTGTTAATATTGTATAGTATGTTTGACTCATGGTTTTATTCTCATTGTGTCGATAAAATGTATAGCCACGCTTAAGTGGCGCTTAGATGAAGTAGAAATCGTATCTGTAATATAGGGATAAACATTAAGTGTATTAATACAATGAATTGTTGCACCTAAATGGCGTTTTGTTGTTGTATGGATGGTTTGGGTAATATACGGGTAGATATTTAATGTGTTTCCATCATAACAACTGGCTCCTATTGTTGTGCTACCGCTTGTTACCAGTTGCAGTGATAAACCTGATAAATGCCGTGAGACAGGTTTAACATCATCAATGATACGGCTTAACTCTTGGTAAGATTCATCGGTAATACCCTTATCTGATATACCAATTTCAATTGCAAATGTGCCAGGTGTTTTGTTGTTTTGCCACCATTCGATAACATTTATCAAATAACCAAATGGTTCAACTGCACGGCGAATGGCTTCCTTGGTACCTTTTAGTTTGTGAATTTCGAATGCTTCAGCAATAACTTTGCGTTTTGTTCGTTCTGGCCAGTTTTCGTCCCAACGATCAACGCTATATTGCCAAGCTAAATAAGGTAATAGTTCAAATGGGCAAGTTTTTGGATCCCAAAGTGAACGTAAATGAATAGGTGGATCACAAATCATAGCTTGTGATAGATTTTTTTCAAGTTGAGTGGCAGATGGTGGTAATAGCGTCCTATTCGTCATAACCGGCAACCTCAATTTGATAATTTGTGCAATAACTGGCTTGTTCTCGATTGATTAATATATCTTGTGCAGGTTGTAGTAATTCGACACGTTGAACACCAGCAACATGTAATGCTGAAATAATTGCACTGCGATTAATTCTGCGTCCAATGCGGTGTTTTTCGGTTATATAATCTTGCAAATTTTTGATAGCCGATTTTTTGATTGGTTCCGACTCGGGACCTGGATATAAATAAAGCTTGGCTTTTATTTCATACTCAATCAGGGTGACTGATTTAACCGTGACACGATCGGCAATAGGGCGACGATTGTCTTGATTGACAGCATCGGCAACAATACGAATAAGATCGCTACTGGCTATACCATTATTTTCGCGAGATAGAATGGCGAGAGTTACGCAAGCAGGTGCGGGGCTTTCGGCGGCGGCATCTAATACTCGACCGTCAGCACTGCGAGCATAAAACTCATAAGCGGCACGAGGACCTGCGACAGATAAACCTTCAAATGCGGCTTGAATTCGCATTCTAAAATCGCTATCTGATTCTTTTATTTCGGGGATTGATGGCGTGACTGTATTATCTTCGTGCTGAATGATTAAGCGATAAACATGAAAGTTAGCCCCTAGATTATCTAAGTCATTGCCTTTAGCGTGGGCAATCATTAATGCGTGCGATGCTTCGTTTATACGCTGGCGTATAATTAACTCATAGTACGTGCTTTCTTGTAGTAGTTTAACGATTGGCTCACTTTCATATTGCAATGTTTTTGCTACTTCATTTTGTTGATCTGCTGGATATAGCGATATAAACTTTTCTTTACGTTGAGCAAATAAAGCTTCAAAGTCTAGTGACTCGATAATATCTGGTGCTGGTAGTTTTGATAAATCAGTTAACGTGGCCATGTTGCGATCTCTATGTCACTGGTAAAAGTTTGGTTGGGTTTGTCTGTGCGTGAGCCTGTTAATTGCATTATCAGTTTTTCTTTATCGGCAAAAACGTCTACAGCATCTAGTTTTATACGTGGTTCCCACTGATTTAATGCCATGACTGTCGCTGAAATGACACGCAATCTGGTTGCTTCGGTGTTTGGGTTGTCTAAAAGCAAAAATAAAAATGAACCATAATCACGGCGTTCAACTCGTGAGCCTATCGGTGTTGTTAAAATATCTTTAACTGATTGATTAATGTGATCCATATCAGTAATAGTTCTACCGTTCTGGCAATTCATTCCGATATAACTCATTTTTGAGGTCCCCCAGTTAGATCGCCACCAGCTTTGACTCCATTATGTTTATGCGTATCAAGTACAACCCCGTTTGATGACAATTTGCCTTGCTGATGAATTACGTTTCCGGTTAATACACCCGTATTACCGCTAGCGCTGCCACCTGTTGCGCTAAATGATTTAAATGTCACATGATCACTACATTCAACAAGTGGTGTATCAAGGTGGATTTTGGTACCCGCTTTAGCGGTGATTTGTTCACTTGCTTCAATAACTGCAGTTTTTATGCCTTTTATGGTTAAACTGCTGTTTTTCGGTTCATATTCAAATGTTGCACCGTCTGGAAATGTTACTAAATAAGCATCTTCTGAAGTTGATGGCGCAGGGTTATCATTACAATAAAGGCTTGGTAATACGCAACCAAGTTCAAGATTACCATTAGGGCTTAAAATAAATACTTGTTCACCAATAGAAGGGCGCCACCACGATCGGCTTTTACCTGCACGGTGAGTAAACCATGGTAACCAGGCAGTAACCAATTTGCCAGAACGCACTTTTACCCGATCGCCTTTGGTTTGACAAACAACGCCTTGGCGGATCAGGTTTTCAATTTTTCGTAATATATCGACTAGGTCGGCAGGGTGATAATTTTGCATAGCGCTATCATTATTATTTATAGGTAAACAATAAAGCTTATCGACTTGTAAAATCGATTTTTACAACTTACTGGCTAAGTGGGCGATAGTAATTTGCTCAATTGTGTTATAGTCGTGTTGATTGAATCCGAGCAACTTTCTGGACGGATATTTAATTGTCCAATCATCTTTTTTATTTACTCGTGCACGTAATCCGTAATGATGAATGTGGGTTATACGAGATACCGAATTAATAAATTTTACGGTAGCGCAGTTGCTGTTTGCTGATATGCGTAGATATTTAGTTGTTCGTAGCTTGGTAAACATTTTACGGCGAATCTTTCCCGTTTTTTTTCGGAATGCTTGAGGTCTTTTAGGTTCGAAAGATGTGCCATCTGGTTGCCTTTGTGCTGTAATGCGTTTGCGGTTGCTTTCTCGTAATTTTTGGGCAATTTCACGAGCCAACTTGGTGCGATTACTGTTATTTAGCTGAGTGAGTATGCCGTTTGCATACTCATGTAATTTATTTAACTCGTCGGCCATATTTCATTGACCCAATCAGGACGCATATCAATGGGAGGTTCGTCGGTAACGTGTTTGTATTCAAGCCCATTCGAACCTTTTTTAACAATGACTCGCTCAGTTAATTTAAGTTCAATACTGATATCGGCTGTATTATTGTTTAATTGCTCAATCTCAAATTTAATGGCGCCTTTTCTTAATTCAGGGTTTGCCATAAATTCTTGCTGATTGATATACATCCAGCTAATTATCGGCACAATCAGATAGTCAATTGGCTGTTCATAATCAGTAATGATCAGGTTTACTTTATACTCATATTCAAAACTAAGACTTTTGGCGGCCGTAGCTGTTATGTCACCATCATCAACAAATATATGTAATTTATCGGGATTGGTTTTGATAAACAAATTGTTGTCTTCAAGTACTTTTCGAAGCTGGTTAATTTTTTTCATTCTGATCCTGTTGGCATTGATAAATCATTTCAACTTGAACCGCACATTGATGCCATGCTGTTAAGATGGTTTGATTATCGTCAATTAATGAACGATTTTGCCTTAAATTATTCATGGGAAGATAACAAGGCGTTACGGCTGGACAGCCAGTTTTGATAATCTTCACTTCTTTTGATTTCTGGCCGTGTGTACAACCGTTTAATAACATCAGGCAAATCAGTATCAGACCACATGCGTAATTGTTTATTTTCATTGATAAGTTGCTCCAACTGTTGTTGATATTGACGATTTAACGTATCAACTGCTTGCAGTTGATTTTTTTGTTCTATCAGTTTTTGTTCATTTGCTTGATACTGATCGCTAAGTTCAAGTAATTCATTGTTTTTATAATCAATGATTTCGATTAACGCTTGCTTATCATTCTTTAGTTGTAGATTACTAGCTTGTAATTGTTTGTTTTTAGTGCTTAATAGTTGATCTCGTAAATAGCCAAACGACAAACAAAGTAGCAATAGTAACCACGGTAACAATTTACTTTTTAATAGATTTTGCATAGTTTTCGTATGCCTCTTTAAGTTTTGAGTCATAGCTATTTTTTTTATAAGCCGGACCGTTGTAGAGTTTTGCAAACGTTGAAAAATTTTTGTCTTTCATTGCTTGTAATAGCTTGCAATTCGATTTATGAGCAACAAAACGGTAAAACGCATCTAATTGCATTTCTTCGCTTTCTGTCATCTGTTGTTCAAATTGCTGAGCTGATTCATAGCCAAGTAGTTGCCAGTGGAACCCCATAATCTGAAATAAGCCCCAACTTGCACTTTCAATTGCCGAATCAATATCAATTTGTTTGGCCAGCGTTAGCCGATAGTTTTCACGAGCACCACCTAAATAACCACCAGCAATTGAGTTGACTAAATCTGGATAAGTATTTGTTAATTTTTCTGCATCAAAGCCATGCTTTTTAAGCTGACGGTAAAAGATATGCCTTTCAAATAGAATTACGGGCAAGCCGTTTTTAATACCTGATGAGCGAGCTTCAACTTTGGTTACTGCTTGTACCATAGCCAGCTCAACTTCTAGCTTATTAGCCACGTTTTGCAATTGTTCAGTTGTTATCATTATTTATTTAACCTCTTATGATGCTGATGTTGATTTGGAGAACGGCAAAGCGTGCCAATGTTGCCTTTGCTTTTTAAAAAGCAGATCAGCAGTGCTATATTCATAACTACCTGAGCGCAGTAAGCACGGCTTAATAAACCGAAAGATGAGAATAAAAATACTGATGCACTTGATGTAATCATTAGCCATGCTAGCCAGCTATATTTGGCTTTGTATTGGCAATTTTCACGATCAAAGGTAAATAATCGAATAGCAATTAATAAACAAAGAAAAGCGTTAAGGGTTATCATGGTTTTCCCCCTTTAAATTTATCCAATAAATCAGATGGATCATCAAACTTTTTAATTAACCAAAGAAGTAGTTTGACACTTACCGCTGATGCCACTAACGCACCAAGACCAAGCGGTACCTTGGTTTGAATGTTGGATGGAAAAAGTGGTATTAGTAAATATAATGTTATTTCGGCCAACAATATTCCAAGCACAAACGATATAAAAAATAGAATGGTGCGACGAAGAACCGAGATATGCTCTTCACTAATTACCAGTAAGATTGATCCACACAGTGCGCCTAAAATAATGCCATTTTCAATATTGGGATAAATCATTGATATTGAAAATGCACTAATCACTGCGGTGAAGGTTGTTGTAGTTGGTTCTGTCATTCGGTTAATCCCATAAATTTAAGCGTTTTTTTTCTGGCTCTGGCACCACTTCAGGCACATTTACGGCGGTACCCATGGGGAGTGTTGCTGGCAGTTCACAAAGTGTTGGGTTTTGTTGGTAAATAATTTCAACAATCCCTTTAGTTTTGCCAAAAACTCGATACGCCAATGCGTCAACGGTTTCATTTTGCATTGCATAAACAATCATTAAATTAATTCCATGGTCGATCGTGATTTACCTAAAATGTCACGAATGGCATAACGTGCATTGCGGTATAAGTTGCCCACACTTTCGATGTTAGGTTCAATGTCGCCTTTGGCTTTTGCTGTTGCATCAAAATTAATGTACTGTTCATTCAATAAGGCGTTTGCCCATGAATAAACCGCATGCTTGTATAAAATCAAATATTTTGATTCACCATTAATTTGCTCATCATTTAGATCGTTAATCGATGTAATACCTGCCGCTTGCTTTGTTAGCCGCCAGTCATATAAGTCGTCATTCACTGCAATAATTGCACTGGCAATTGCTGTTTTTAATCGCTCTGTTGTGACGGTACCGTCTAGCCGTTGAGTTTTTCGAACATCACTGATATTAATTGCTGGAAAAAACGAAATATTACTGATTTCGAGATTGTCAGCTTCGTTAGCGCTTGCGATAGCCGTAAAGTCGTTCATAATTTACCTTTGTTGATCGGCGGTGGACAAAAGCGCTAATGTGTAAAATACATTTATTGCTTTTGTGCCGCCGAGGTGTGAGGGTTCACCCAGTTAAGAATCCGCCTTATTTAAGGCCTTTTCTAATTCTTTAATAGCTGTTTTTACGCCTGAACTTTCGTCAAGTTCAAGTGCTCGTTTTAAATAGCCTAAAGCTTGCTCTGGCTGTGTTTCTTTTAACACATAGCCAATAGCTTTATTTAATTTTGCTCTGACCTGATCAAACATATCTTTATCAGCCACTAATTCGGCAAATTTAAGCAAAACATCAGCGTTAACTGTTTGCTTATTGCTAATTTGTGCTAGCGTTGTATTAGCTAATTCTTCGGTAATTAGTGTGGCGGTTTGGCGTTGGTACTCATCGGGTGTAACCCAATTGTGTTTTAATGCATGCTCAGCAAGCGGGTAGGCAAGCTCAAATTGTTTGGTGTCAATCATCCATACCATTAAACGCATAAAAACATCATCTTGCTGAGCATTATCAGACTCAAGCACGCCGTTAATCCAATCCATGTATTCGGGAATAAGTTGCTTTTTAAGCTCAATTTTTGCTTCCGTTGATTGAAATTTTTTTAAACGAATACGATCGTTATTTAGCTTGGCTAGCATCATTTCGTAAGCGTTGATTGCTCGCAGGTTGTCTGTATTACGCTCCTTTTGAGCGTAATGTTTTTGTAAAAACTTTTGTGCTGGTGATATCATCTATCTTTCCCTTATCTGACTTCAATATTTTCAATTAAACAGCCGGCATCATAACGTTCTACAACAAAGGCTTCATTGGCAGATTGGAAGTCTTCAATGCGATCACGTTTAGGATTGTCAATAATTTGACGGCGGGCTGTTTCATTTTGAATATAGATAGCTAAATTGCTAAAAGGTGTAATTAGCATTGCTCCTTTAGGGAAGTAGGGCACTCGGTATGCTGGTAATTCACCAATTGATTTTTTAGCAAGTAAGATTTGACCTGCTACTTTTTCGGTGTTCTTATCTGCTTCGTTAGCAATAGGGAAGTATTTATCATGAAGTAATCCACGACCACAAATAACAACTAGATCGGTGTCTTCTGAATAAACTGGATCGATTAAGTTTTCAACGGCATCATAGACTAATGCGTCAAGGTTTTTATAGTCACCACCGTTGCTGGCAATAATAATTTTACCTGGTGTTACTGTACCTTCGTTCATTACTCTTTCAGGTGCATCTTCTCGGTAATGTTGTAACCAGCCTTTATTTACATCTTGTAGTAAAGGGTACGTAGTTTTATTGGAAGTTGACGCACGATGGGTGCCATTAAAACCAATCATAATCCGATCTAATGCTTTTTGTTTAATTAGGGCATCACGCAAAAGGGTTTGAAAGTTCTTTTTGTGGCGCCATGCATCCAATTTTGCATAACGAATTGATGTATCGTAATTGGTTTGTTCACAACGGTAACGGAATTGGTTTAGATCTGAGATATCTACAGCTTCACGTTCTTGTGCTGTGGTATCGGTTGTACTGGCTGTTGTGCCTGTTACACCAACGCCAACTTTTTCACCTTCTTGGGCATCAACAAATTCAAAGTTAATTTTACTTAAAAATTCAGATGATTGTTGGGTGCGTTTTTCTAATGTTTGGTTTACCTCTGGATTGACAGCAAAACTTTCACTGGCATCATCAATGCCATTAAGCTGTGCAATGCGGTGTTTAAATCCATTAAATAACTTTCGGGTTTCATTTCTCATTATGGGTTTCCTAATTCGGTTAATCTAATTTGTTTGTTATTGTTGGTTTTAATCGTCTGCTTTTAGCAGTCGGTTTCAGTGTCCATGGATCCGCCCGCCGAAATTGGACGCTCTGGCGATTCAGGAAGTTCACTCAATAGCTCGACAAGCTCAGTATTTTGTTTTTTTACTTTGGTAAGTTCGTTGGTTAACTCAACAATTTTGGCGTCAAGATTAGTAAAGCGTTCAGTTGTCGCCGTTGCGAACTGCTCAATAATCTCACCAAGTTGTACAAACTTAGTAGAGTCTTTTTCTGATTTACTTTTAAATAAACCTGTTAGACGATCCAACATGGCACTAAAAGCGGTATCACTTTGGGGATCCACCTCTTCAAAGTCGATCACTGTTTCTTCGGCAACGGTGAAAAGGTTATTTGGTGATTGTTTACGGCTAGCTAACGGGTTAACGCTTGCTTTTGCACTGAACTCTAAAAATTCGGTACCAAGGCTTGCAGGGTCGTCAGTGACAGCAAGACCAACAAGGTAAGCTTTGCCTGTGTCAGCAAATTCGGCATTAACTTCGATAGAGGTATAAACTTTTTGCTTAGCTTTATTAAGCTCAATGAGTTCATCGGTTGGTTCAATTTGTGCAAGTAATGCTAGCTTTCCAGCTAATGGACCGGTTTTGATTTCTTCGGCTCGTAATGCTAATACATCGCCATAGCGTTTAAATTGGCTATCAGGTGAATAACCTTTGATATGTTCCAAATTGATACGTGCACCATAAACATCACGATTATAATTTTCTGCCATTTGCTCGATCCATTCTTTTTGGATCTTACGTCCGTCGGTGGTGGCACCTTCGACCGCAACACGAAACCATTTTGATTTAATTTTTTTTGACTTTTTAACTTCTGTGCCCATTGTTGTAATCCTTAGCTGATTGTTTTGCCTTATGTTGAATTGACAAACAAAAGAGAGCAATTGGGGCAACTTGTAAATTAGAGTTTTACAACCTGAACAAACATAAAAAAACAAAAATCATAGGTAAATTGGCATTACTAAAGGAGAACACATGGTAAACGTCAATTTATTAGATCATTTAATTAGCGATAATACCGATCCAAGAAAAGCGGCCAGATCGCTGTATTGGGCAGGGTATCGTATTAGCCGTATTTCTGAATTGCTGAATGAAAATATTAATACTATCCATAGCTGGAAACGGCGTGATAGGTGGGATGAATCAACCGTATTGGATAGGGTTAACGGCGTGCTTGAAGCGCAATTAATCCATCTTGTTATCAAGCCAAATAAAGAAGGCAAAGATTTTAAAGAGATTGATTTACTTAGCCGTCAGCTAGAACGTACGGCTAGAATTGAAAAATATCAAAATGGCGGTAATGAAGTTGATTTAAACCCTAATATTGCCAACCGTAATGCCAAGCCGAAGCAAAAGCCTAAAACTAATCTTTTAACTGATGAGCAGATCGAAAAAATTAACGAACTATTTAATGATGGCTTATATGAGCATCAAAAAGTTTGGTACCGAGCTGGGTTACAAAATCGCATTAGAAACATAAATAAATCACGCCAAATTGGGGCAACTATGTTTTTTGCGCAGGAAGGGGCGGTTGATGCTGTGAATACTGGGCGTAATCAGATATTTTTATCCGCATCAAAATCACAAGCATTTCAATTTCGGCAATATATTATTGATTTTTTCCACGGTATCGATATGGATCTGAAAGGGGAAGTTATACATTTTCCTCATAATGACGCTCGCCTTTACTTTTTAGGTACCAACTCGAAAACAGCACAAAGTTATCACGGTAATTTATATCTGGATGAATATTTTTGGATTAATAAATTTTTAGAACTGCGTAAAGTTGCTTCGGGTATGTCGAGCCAAAAACGTTGGCGACAAACCTACTTTTCAACGCCTTCTAGTATTAATCACGAAGCGTATAAATTCTGGACTGGCGAGCTATTCAATAAGGGACGTAGAAAAGAGCAACGTATTAATGTTGATATTTCTCATCAAGCTTTAAAAAATGGCAAATTATGTGCTGATGGACAATGGCGGCAGATTGTTACTATAGAAGATGCCGAGCAATTGGGATTTGATTTATTTGATATTAATCAACTAAAACTAGAATATAGCCCCGATGAGTTCGCTAATTTATTTTTATGTAATTTTATTGATGATTCATCATCAGTGTTTCCGCTATCCAGTTTACAGCCGTGTATGGTCGATTCTTGGGATATTTGGGATGATTATAAGCCATTTGCAATGCGCCCACTTGGTGAACGGCCAGTATGGATCGGCTATGACCCGTCACATACGGGTGATAGTGCTGGGTGCGTTGTTGTTTCACCGCCATTGGTTGAGGGTGGAAAATTCCGAGTCATTGAAAAGCATCAATGGACAGGTATGGACTTTGCCACACAAGCCGAAGCCATTCGAAAAATGACCGAACGCTATAACGTTACCTACATTGGTATTGATGCTACTGGGTTAGGCGAGGGGGTTTATCAACTAGTTAAGCAATTTTATCCTGCTGTAGTGGCGTTCAAATATTCAATTGAAATTAAACAAAGGCTAATTTTAAAAATGCAAGATGTGATCAGACGTCAGCGTTTAGAGTTTGATGCAGGTTGGACAGACTTAGCCCAATCATTTATGGCAATTCGAAAAACATTAACGGCCAGCCAGCGTTATGTAACGTATGTGGCTGATCGTAATGAAGATGTATCACATGCCGATATTGCATGGGCAACCATGCACGCAATTTATAACGAGCCGCTAGAAAGCATTGGCGGAGCAAACAGCAACAGCGGATTTATGGGAGTTTTTTAGTCATGACAGAATTAATACAACAAGATGAAAAAATAGAATTTTTTACGTTCGGCGATCGTGAGCCTTTAGCTGATGCCAAAGACTTATTAAATTATTTACAATGCACATCGTGCGGCAATTGGTATGAACCGCCAGTTAATTTCGATACGCTGGCCAATACCTTTAGTTCATCGTCATATCATAGCAGCCCGATATACGTTAAACGAAATATCTTAACCAGTACTTTTATTCCACATAAATACTTATCACGTCAGGCATTCGAACGCATTGCTAATGATTTTTTAATATTGGGTAACTGCTATCTCGAAAAACGAACAAACATGCTAAAGCAAACCGAGGTGCTAAAACCAACACTGGCGAAATACACACGGCGAGGTGTTGAAGAAAACGAATATTGGTATATTGATAAGTATTGGGAAGAGCATAAATTTAAAAAAGGTTCGGTGTGGCATATGTTAGCACCTGATATAAATCAAGAAATTTACGGATTACCCGAATATTTAGCCGCCATTAATTCGGTTTGGCTTGATAACTCGGCTACCGTATTCCGTCAACGTTATTATAAAAATGGTTCGCATGCAGGGTTTATTTTATATTTGTCTAATCCATCACATAACGAAAAAGATATTGAAGAATTAAAGAAAGCATTACAAAGCAGTCGAGGACCAGGAAACTTCCGTAATTTGCTAATGTATTCACCAAATGGTAAGCCAGATGGATTAAAACTGATACCTGTTGGAGAAGTGGCCGCTAAAGATAATTTTGCAGACATTAAGTCAGTAAGCCAAGATGATATCTTAACTGCACACCGAGTGCCGCCATCATTAATGGGCATAACACCAAAAAACACAGGTGGATTTGGTGATCCAGAAAAAGCCTCTAAAGTATTTGCCCGCAATGAAATTAAACCGTTGCAAGATAGATTTTTACAGCTTAATGATTGGATTGGGGAGGAGGTTATAAAATTTAACCCTTATATCCTTGAATAACAATCACAAAACCAAAGCCCGAATGGGCTTTTTTATTACCTTCCATTCAAATTCTCTCTATAACGCTCATGCTGACACTTTTTTATTTGTTGTGTGGTGATTAGTCCTTTATTCATTTTATCTCTCAGTGTGCTTGATGTTTAATATAATTAGTCACTTTGATGATGATTGAAAAGGTTATAGATAAAATTGCGCCGTTGAAACCCCACGCCACCCCCACGTTAAAAGTGTGGGAAATTGTGCAAAGTTGCAAACATCACAAAAGAAGCCCTAGTATAAGGGCTTTGGCTATCCGAGATCCTTTTTATAACTTGCGATTTCGTGCAGTATGGGCGTGCAGTAAAATTTAATTCTTTTATAAAAATATAGTATAAAATAAATAATTAATTAATTTAAGGAGGATCTGCTGTATGACAAATAATTTAGTAACGGGAAGAGATAAAGTTATCGACAATATATTAACTCTTTATAAGTATTTAAATAGTAGTGTTTCGGAAGATGTTGAAGAATCAAAAAAAATTTTAAATCATGGAATGTGGTTTGTTGTTGAAAAAATTGAAGATGATTTATTTTTTGGTCCCAGTAAATTTGTTGGCTATGAAGATAATACTCTTAAAATGAATAATGAAAATAGTAGATTTAGAAGCGGAAGTGATACTAATAGAAGACTTTTGAATTTTTATGACCAAATTGATCCTAAAAAAACAGATTGCAGTTGTTTAAAAAAGAAATTTGAAAATTTTCTTGATCAGTTTGAATTAAAATTATCTGATAGATTTACTGGTTTTTTTGTTCCTGAAGATCTTAGCAATTTACTAAATTCAAAACCATCTTTTTCAGAAGAAGAGCAAGAACAGCAGGTTGAAATACTAAATGAGGAAACTTTATATGCAAAATCTAAATTAAAAAATAAGAAAGTAGAAAAACGACATTCTGTTTCCTTTTTTCGATTTGTTAGAAACCCTTACATTTCAGAACTAATCAAGCGAGAAGCAGAAGGTAAATGTGATCTCTGTAATAATTTGGGTCCTTTTATTGTAAAGGATAATATTCCTTTTTTAGAATGTCATCATATAGATTGGTTATCTAAAGGTGGTGATGATTCCATTGAAAATACAGCTGCATTATGTCCTAATTGCCACCGTAAAATGCATCATGTAAAAGATAAAGAGGATATAAATAAACTAAAAAAAATTGCTAACGAAAGAGCAGAAAACCTTAAAGATAAATATAAGTAAATTAGTTCTTGTTGAAATTATTATCAATTAACTGTTTTTTTAATGGCTCCAATAAATCACGGAGCCAAAATAAGGCAATATCCTTATCTTTTTCTGTTAGATGTTCGGATTCTGTTACAACACGGATAAGTAATTCAGCTCTCTCTACTTTTTTTGCTTTTTCTAATTCGTCCATTTCTAATACCTCACTGTTTTTATATACAGTATATTTATACAGTAATTTTTTAGCAAGAAAAAAGTAAAAAAATGTGATCAATGTCTAGTTGCATGATTTTATTACATAAAACAATATAAAGCTAAAAATAAAACTCAACAAAATCATTTTTAACGGGCTTTCTAGGTCGACTTGGCGAATTGCTAACGATGAGATGTACACCGTTTAAAGTGTTATCTAATTTTAAATATTGATTGTGGCTGATTTTTATACTTTCACGTAAATAAAGCCGGTTCACAGTGAAATTATCGTCAGGCAGACCGATTATTTTTAACTGTTTTCTAATTTCTTCACGCTGATCGTCTAGCGATGATTTTTTAACCTGCGTACAGTTATTGACAGAACTCCAAGGCGTGCGTGCCGCACGTTTTTTAAGGTCAAGGTCCTTGCTTGTTTTTTCTTTCTTAACTATTTTCCATTTAATAAGCCTTGTGCAAATAAAGGACGTTAGTCCCGATAATGGTGAAAATACGCCTTTTATTTTTTTAATTACTTCCTCATATTGATTCAATTCTTCTTCGTAAGATAGCCTAACTTTTAAATCTTTGCGCAAAACCATTGGACCACCTTGGTGATTAGTATATGCGGCCCAATCACCAATATCAGCGGACGCTAAAACAGGATCGATAATTTTATCTTCCACTTTTTGGCTTTTTAATCTTCGTAGTTCCCGCCAAACGGTGACAGGTGCGCCGCCTAATTGTTGGAATTGGCGTATTTTCCAACGGCTTGCCCATGCAGTAACAGCTTTAGATGTTTCTTTTAAGTTTTCGCCAGTTTCATCATCTACTTCATTATCCAACGCATAACCATCAATATTTTTAGAAATATATTTAGCAATGTAGCCAGTTGCTGAGCCTTTTTCTTTATCGATCATGGTAAATTCAAAGCGGTTTTTTGCGGCCCCTTTTTCTTGTCCGTCTTCATCCATGGCATAGATCCACATTACTTTAAAAGCTGTTTGCAAATCTTCGGGACGCATAAAAACTAAAATATGCCAATGAGGTGTGCCGTCGTGATGAGGTTCTGCGACGCGGAAGCCAAAAAACTTAATATCTTCACGATTGAGCTTTGCTCGAATCCTTGACCATACTTTACACAAATAGGCTTGGGTTTCACGTGGATTATTACCTTGCCAGTTTTCGACAAATCCACCTTTTGAGTAGGCGCTATGGTATTTTGAAGGAGCTGTTAATGTAATAAATGCACCGGTATACCCCATTTCATCAGCCAAATCTTCAAAGCCCCTCATGCGGGTCATTAGCTCAGCACGACGAATAGCTGGATTGGAAATCGATTTATATACCTGCAAATCAAGTGCTATTTGTTCGCCAGTTTCTTGATTTTCAATTGCCATTTGTTCTAAATATTTTTTATTGCGTCGCTTTTGTTCTTTCCATTCTGATTGGCAAGATTGACTTGCATATGGGGTAGATTTCTTTTGTACTTGCCCAACGGCAATAGCCAAATGTTCATGTTGGAAATCTCGACGAGTTTTTAGCTTGTTATACCACCAATCCTCATTAGTTAATTTTGCCAACGCTCTGACAATATTTTCATTGGTTAACTTTCCATTTTTATAATCGGCAAAGTAGGGCGGTACGATATTGATGCCGTCAAGTTCATTTAAAACAGATTTATAAAGTTGATGCTCAAGCCCAAGCTGATTAACCTCATTGGCAGATAAACAAAATTCATGATCCGCTAATAAGTGTTGTATAAGTTTATCTATATAACGGGCTATTTCGACACTAAGTTCAGCAATTCGCTCTCTGCCAAATGTAGGTAAGTTCTCAAACTCAGCAGAAAAGTTAATAGATAGTGCGCTTGGTTTAATAAATTCATATTGTTTATTAACCAAATCAAGCCTTGATTTAATATTACCGCCAAGTGTTTTACGCAAAAATGTATTGGCGGATTTTCGGCTTTTTGTTTGAAATAGTTTGATGTATTCATTTGCAAAATAGCTACTTAAAAAGTCTGGCAAACCAGAAAAATAATTAGCTCTAAAGTTATGATCTTCGGTATCTACTTGCCATAATTTTATTTCACTATAAGAAAGCCCTTGTGGCATTTTAGGTGATAATGCATGTGGATTAACTGGCGTTCTGATAACTTCTTTGTTTGGTAAAAACTTGCCGACTGTATCGTAAAAATCACGCATACCAGAAAGCAGGGCATATTTAACCCTGTGATTTAATGTTGGTAGGTTTTGCGTGATTGTGGTCATTTTACTTGCTACGTTGTTTATTACGCATCTTTTTAGCTGTTCGGCGAGCCTTTGCTATACCAGTTGGCTTGTGTGCGGTTTTATTTTTGCCTTTGCCTTTTTTTAATTTCGACGGCTGCATAACGATCACTGAACGTTTCAAAGAGTTAGCAGCACGTAATAAATATTTACATATATAATTGAACACAGTTACACCCCCCAATTTTGATGATGATTGTTAAAGCATGTCCGGCGTTAACACGCCAATGATCTCTTTTGCAGGCTTTCGGTTGCCGTTTGCCGCCACTGACCGCGGTGCGTCTATTGAGTGAAGTTTAAAACGGTGGAATATGTCACGCGTGGCGCTATTGTCGCAGTTTGAAATAATTGCGGTTGCTCCCCGTAAAACTGCATCATACAAACAGTCAGCCAAAAGCTCGGTGTCTGAGTAGCAAAAACCTGACGGTGTATACCCAACAAAGCTATCTTTATGTTTAGTTAAATATGGCGGATCGCAATAGATAACCGATCCGGCACCTGCTAGCCCAATCGTTTGCGTGAAATCACAGCAGAGTAAAGAGACATCGGAATAAAGTAATTTATTACTAAAATTAATCATTTCCGCACCCGGAAAATAAATATTTTTATGTTTTCCTTTCGGGACATTAAATTCCCCCTTTTTGTTATAACGGCACATCCCATTAAATCCGTGTCGATTTAGATAGATAAACTGAGCCGCTAACTTTACCGTTTCCCTGAATTTTGGGTGATTGAATTGACTTCGAATATCGTAAAAATCATTTTCTGTATCAAATAATTCTTTAGTTGTGTTATATAGCATTGCTAAATCATCTTTTAGCCACGAATATGTATTGATTAAATCGTGATTAATATCAGCCAAGATATAGCTTTTAGCTGATACATTAATAAAAACATTGCCAGCACCAACAAACGGTTCAATGAATTGACAATCTTTGGGGAAATGGGGTAATAACTTATCTATAATTCGGCCTTTACCTCCCGGCCATTTCAGGAAAGATTTTTCAATATTCATTTATTTGTCCTTAATCCAAATGCATTCGGTTCTTATGATTGCTCCACGCTGTGACGCCGCTCTTGATTGTGCTTCTTTTTTTGTCCAGCCATTTAATATGTCGTTATATAACTCATTGTCATAGCCAGAAATGACAACTTTTCCAGATAATCCAATAATTTTGTTTAATAAAATTTCATGATCTGAAAAAGACATTTCATATTGATAGCCCTTGGTTGTTGTCCTAGTTTCGTGCAAATATGGCGGATCACAATAAAATAGAGTTGATGGAGTATCGTGTTTATCTAATAGTTCAATTGCTGGAATGTTTTCAATAATTACACCCTGTAACCGTTGAACAATTGATGATAAATTATTGGGTATATTTGCCCACACCGTGGCGTCTGTAGTTTTTCCTTTTTTAGTGCTACCGCTAAAACCAGAGTTTTTTTGATGAATTCCATTTGATGAAAACGACATAAACGAGCGAATTACTAACTGCGAAGCTTGAATTATTTCATCTGAGCAGTGGCAATAACATGCATTTAAATATTCATTGCGGTGAAACGGTGTTAACGAAATCAGTTTAATTAATTTGTCTGCAGATTGTTGATTGCGGAGCACTTTAAATAAGTTGAAAACAGAACTATCAATATCGTTATAAACTTCTCGTGATATCTTTTCTTTTTGTAATAAAACACTACCAGCACCGCCGAATGGCTCTACATAAATTTCATGTATTGGAAAATTCGATAAAATCCAAGGAGCTAGTCGAAACTTGCCACCAAAATATCGTAATAATGGATGTTTTATTTTTATTGCTTTTTCTACACACATTTTTTGAGCCTTAAAGATTTGGGGCTGATTGCCCCGATTGATTATTGATTTAATTCAAATTCAATAACATTTGTACTATTTTCAACGTTTGAATCGTATGAACCATCAACCTCGCAAATAATTACTGCATCGTGACATGTGATAGCAAAAGTTGCTCCGGCAGTTAATTCCCGTGATTGTTCTTTAGAAACGCTAATTGCTCGCACTCCGTAAGCCGCAACTAGCTCGAATGTATGCTCGTCTACAATGATGCTTTTGTGAGCATTATTTTTAAATTTATCAAACATCTGTTTTCTCCTTTATTGATAATTTATTGCCCGTGCTTACCTTTTGCTTCTGAAATTTGCTGACAATAAACACACAAACTACAACCTGGCACAGCTTCACGCCGTGCCTCTGGTATTGGCTCGCCACATTCACAGCAATAAAGTGATGATTTGCCGGTGTAAACTTTTCTTTTTGCAATCAAGTTATCAAGCTCTAATTGAGCAATGTCATTGGCTCGGTCGATAACATCACGCATCAGTTCTGGTTCTCATAATGTTGATTGCGTATTGCTTCGGCTTCTTGCTCTAACAGCTCTGCCGATTCGGTCGGTGTTAAGTAGTTTGTGCGGATATGTGTAGCTAGTCGTTCCAGCTTTGCCGTAAATACGTCACAAAGTCCGCTTTTTGTTTCTTCTTTTGCCTGATTTAAGGCTTGCAATAATGCATCGCCCGATAATGCTGTCATTTTCATTTATGCCACCTTTTTAGTTTCTTTTTTAAAATCTTCTTCTTCACATAATGCGAATGCATCAATAATTGCTTGCAATCGACGTAAACCTTTCTTTAAGTCGTCGACTTCTTTATCTGTCAGATTGTCATATTGCATTTGCCAAGCATGAGTAAATTGACTATCTGAGTTATAAATTTCCGTTGTACGCAATTCGATGCCCGACGCACTAAGTAACAACCGTTTTTGACCTGGTTTTAAATTGTTAAAAGCCGAACGGGCAAGGCTGCGTTTGCCGCTTAAAATGTGATTGAACTCACGGATTAAACTGCGTGGCTCAATGGTTTGAGTGCTTTGTGCTACATTCATCTTCATCACCTATTAACGGTTGATGCAACTTAATTACCTGCCCGTTTGATTTTTCAACCCAGCCCTTTGGGTTGTGGGCATTGATCTGAATATCGATCGGGGTTGGTTGCTGAGCGGTCTGTTTTAAATAGGATGAGTGAGCCATTATTCAGCCCCCTCAATGTTGACTACTAGATTACCTTTGTAGCTGGCTGCACCCTCTAACGTTAAGGCGACCATGTTAATTAATGGGGTTTCACGGCTAGCCGTTCCTGCGTTGCTTATTTTCTTGCGGATAGGAAGCTCACCACGTTGGATTTTGCCCTTAACAGTTGCCAACGGCATTTTTGCCAAATCGGCGAATTGCTGAGCCGTGACAAATGGGGCAGGTATAGCTATTGCAATTTGAATCGTCATAAGGCATTATTCCTTAATTAATGTTTATTGGTGTTTATTAGTGTTTATTAATAACCGAATCGGTATTTTTTTATTATGATAACCTTTTAGGTTTATGTCAATACCTAAACGGTTTTATTTTTCTTTTTGGTATTTTGGGAGTTAACATGATTCAGTTTGACAGTGCTAAAAACATAATAGATAGAATGGTTAGCGCTTATAGATTAAAGACAATGAAAGCATTGTGTGAGTATTTTGGGGTTGGCATTAGCGTTCTCTCAAATAGAGTAGTACGGAATACAACTCCGGCAGAATATATAATACAGTGCGCACTAGATACGGGAGCTAATCTATTATGGCTTTGCACTGGCGAGGGAGAGCCAAACATCGACGGTATGAAAACAGAAAAAAAATCAATTGAACTATCGAGCGAAGCATTAGAAAAACTAGAACGAATTGCAGCACTAAAAAGCAGCGGTGCTATTACTGATGATGAGTATCAGTTATTAAAGAGTAGTATTTTTAATAAATAATAAAAAAGGGGGAATAGTGAAGAAAATAAATGATTAAGTTTGATAATAGTAAAAACGTAATAAAAAGAATCCTCTCAGCTTATAAATTAAAAACAGTTAAATCATTAGCTGACAAATGGAACATGACGGCCAGCGTTATAGGTAGCAGAGTTCAAAGAAATACGTTTCCCTCTGATTTTGTAATTAAATGCATATTAGATACTGGCGCAGATCTGAAATGGCTTTGTACGGGCGAGGGTGAGCCAAACATCGATGGTATCAAAACGGAAAAAAAATCGATTGAATTATCAAGCGAAGCTTTAGAAAAATTAGAACGAATTGCGGCACTAAAAAGCAGCGGTGCTATTACTGATGATGAGTATCAGTTATTGAAGAGTAGTATTTTTAAGAGGTCTCATTAAACTTTATTTGTGTTTACATGATAATTAAGTATCTTTTCCCCGAACCGGATTTTTTATGGGTGCTTTATTAATACCGAAAATGTATGTAAAAAAATAATTAATAGATTAGTTTTTGCTTATGGCGTAAAAACAGTAAAGTCTTTAAGTGAAAGGTTAGATACTACAGTGAGCGTTATAGGCAATAGGGTTGCAAGAAATACTATCCCTTATGATCTAATAGTTAAATGTTCCATAGATACAGGCGCTAACCTGCAGTGGATTTTAACAGGCGAGGGAGAGCCAAACATCGACGGTATCAAAACAGAAAAAAAATCAATTGAACTATCAAGCGAAGCATTAGAAAAACTAGAACGAATTGCAGCACTAAAAAGCAGCGGTGCTATTACTGATGATGAGTATCAGTTATTAAAGGCGAGTATTTTTAATAAATAATAAAAAAGAGGAAGGAAATAAAATGATTGATTATAAAACAGCAACAAAAGCCGAATTATTAGCCGAATTTGAACGATTAAAAAAAATATCTCATGATGACGGTTTTTTTACTAAAAAAGAATTTTTACACTTTCCGCAAATCGCAATGCCAAACGAGACGCCGATCGGTATATCATCGGGAAGCATGGACGGTAAAACATGGTTGATTATTTTAACTAATCAACGAGTAATATTTTTAGATAAAGGCATGTTTTTTGGATTGAAACAAGTTGCATTAGATTTAAGTCACATTTCATCAGTTGGCGGAGAAACTAAATTACTATTTGGTGAAATCACGATCGCCGCCGACGGACATACGTACAAGGTCGAAAACGTCTCAAAAAAAGGTGTGGTACCGTTTACCAATATGGTTAAGCAAGCAATAGAAGCACTAAAACAAAGCAAAGAGCAAAGCGCAAACAACCACGCCCAACAACCAGCAACCAATAATGACCTACTCGAACAATTAGAACGCCTAGCATCATTAAAAGAAAAGGGCATTATCACAGAAGAAGAATTCCAAGCGCAAAAGGCTAAAATTCTGGGATGAGTATCAGCTATTGAAAGGGAGTATTTTTAATATTTTTAGAAGGTAAAAAAGAATGTCTAATTTATTTAAAGCATACGCTCCATTAAGTAAAGATAAAATTAACGAAATATGGAAAAGTGATAATACTATTTTCATTCTTGATACAAATATATTGTTAAATTTGTATTCTTACAGAAAAGAAACTCAAAATGACTTTTATAAATTACTCGAAAAATTAAAAGGCAAAATTTGGATCCCATATCATGTCATGCTTGAGTATCATAAGAATAGATTGAGAACCATTGCAAATATAGAACAGTTTAACAATGTTATTATTAAATCTTATGAAAAGAAATTATCTGAACCTCCAAAAATCAAATTTGAAAAAAAGTTGCTAGATGAAATTCAAATTAAAATTGAGAGTTTTCTTTCCGAAATAGAACAACTTCTCGATAATGGAGTTTCTTTGAATAAAACAGATACTATTTATGAAAAAATTATGGGATTGATAACTATTGGCAAACCTGATAGTAAGGAAGAGATAGAGAAAATAATAAAAGATGGTGAATATAGATTCAAAGATAAACGTCCTCCTGGTTATTCTGATGATACAAAAGATGAATACTATTATCATATAGATGTTTGCATACCAAATAAATATGGAGATTTAATTATTTGGGAGCAAATAAAGAAACATGTTAAAAAATATACCTCAATTAATAATGTTATTTTTATAACAGATGATAATAAAGAAGATTGGGTTAAAAAATATGATAATGGTACAGGAAAAAAAATAATTCATGCTCGTTATGAATTAATTGAAGAGTTGTTAACTGAGGCAGATCATGTAGAACATTTTATCATTAACGATTCAGTTAGTTTTATTAATAATAGCCCATTATTTGATTTGAAATTTAAAGATAATACTGTAATGGATGTCAAAAATATTGCTGATAACAGCTTGCAGGATGATCCAGAACTGTTTGAAGATGAAAATTTAATCAATCAAAAATGTACTGCAAATTCAGTTTACAACAGGTCAAAATTTAATTCTTTAATGTTAAACTTATACTCTCCTAATAAAAAATATTATGGAGAGTTATTTAGTCAAATGTTAAAACCGAAAGTATACAAATCCCAAAAGAGTGAAAAAATCACGCAAGAGATTCTTAAATCTCTTTTAAATAGAAAGTTATAAATTTCACATTATGAAACAAATATGACGGTACGCAAGCAATCTAACGGCAAATGGCTGTTTGAAAAATACTTAGAGGGCGGCAGACGCATCCGCAAAACGTTCGCAACCAAAGGCGAGGCGTTAGCGTATGAAAGCTATATCGAAGAACAAGCAGCTACCAAGCCTTGGATTGCTGAAAAGCAAGATCGGCGGCGGTTGTCTGATTTGGTTAATACTTGGTATTTATCGCACGGCAAAACGTTAGAAGACGGTGAGCGAGAAAAGCGGATACTTGATTTTATTTGTGAAAGCCTGGGCGATCCGCTTGCCGATAACTTTACTGCCAAGGACTTTACTAATTACCGACAAAAACGGTTAAGCGGTGAAATTTATAGGGTTAAGTCTAAGCAGGTGGTATCAAAAAGAACGTTAAACCTTGAATTGGTCTATTTTCGATCTGTATTCAATGAATTAAAAAGACTTGGTGAGTGGAATAAGCCCAATCCTTTAGACAATATTAAGCAGTTCAAAACAACCGAGCAAGAAATGGCATACTTCACAGCCGATCAAATCGATGCCGTGCTTGCCGAATCTGCATTAAGCACCGATAAAGAATTGCTGTTAAAAGTTAAAATTGGGTTATCAACCGGGGCGCGGTGGTCTGAAATATGCGATCTGACTGCATCACAAATAAAAGACGGTCGGATTACATTTATTAAAACAAAAGGACGGCGTAATCGTTCAGTACCGATCACACAAGAGCTATTAAACGAATTACCCAAAACAAAGGGCAAGCTATTTAAATGCACTATTAGTGATAAATACTTTCGTAAAATGATTGAGAAGTGCGGCATTGAATTGCCCGACGGTCAATTAACGCATGTACTGCGCCACACTTTTGCCAGCCATTTTATGATGAACGGCGGTAATATCTTGGTGCTACAAAAAATATTAGGGCATACCGATATTAAAGTAACAATGCGTTACGCTCACTTTGCACCTGACCACTTGGAAGAAGCAGCTATATTAAACCCACTAATTAAACGCTAA